CTTCAAAGGAAGACTTGCAAATTCTCATTGACAAACATTATGTTCTTACTTTTCCAGGATCTAATGTTATTGTCATAAAACATTGGAAATTACATAACTGCATTCAAAAAGACCGTTATAAGCCAACCAATTATGCAGAAGAAAAATCAATGCTTTATACGAAAAGAAATGGCGCATACACATTTGATGCTTCAAAAAATTTTTCCGGAGTGAATGCAATAAGAAGCGCAGGAAGCTCGCCGGGGAAAGAAGTGGAAGCGTGCATACCGTCATTGGCGGAAGTGGCTGATTATTGCCGTAAGAGGAAGAATGGTGTTAGCGCAGAATCATTTATTGATTACTACAAATCAATAGGTTGGAAACGTAATGGAGAAATAATAACCGACTGGAAAGCCGCATTAAGGAGTTGGGAGAAGCAGGAGAAAGAGAGTAACCCAAGATCAAAAAACAAATTTAATAACTTTCATCAGAGATCTTATGACTATGATGAATTAGAAAAAACTTTGGCGGAAACAAATGTTATGGAAGGGCGTGATAAGAAATGATGGAGATGGGCGAATGCGAAATTTGCAACAGGTACCGACATGCAAAGCATAAAGGTGAACAGTTGGAGATTCTTGCGGAACTAAACGACGTCCCAAGGCACAAAATTATTGGGATTTTATTGGAAAACGGAGAAAATGTAAAACTTCCAATAAGAACAAGGGGAAGAAAACGCAATACGGATTTTACAGAAAAAGAATACCAGAAAGCATTACTTAATAGGCTCGATGAATTGGATGGTCAAATTTCTGATCGTGAAAATGAATTCAAAGATATATGCACAGTCCTTTTTGGAACTCGATTCGATTGAGATGAAAAAGAAAGGAGAACTAATTCATGAGAAATAAAGATGAAGAACTTAGGCGTGAGGGAATGGCGTATGCCTTGCGAATTGCAAAGGAGAATGGAATTGACTCTCTGGAAGAAGAGTGCCGCTTTCGCGGCGCAACAAAATTACCACTTGCGCTACCAAAGAATGCAATAGATGAATGCGTCAGCAAGATTAAAGCAAATACCATAGACACGGTAACGATTTTGTCTGCAATGGTTTTGCACGACGAGTTTGACTTTGGTAAAAGCCGCATACAAAGATTTGTTGATCGCTTCAATAAAAAGGCAGAATGCATCATGGATGATTATGCCACATGGGAAGACCAGATACAGATTTTGAGAGAAGAGTGTGGATTGGATTTTAAAATTCGCAGAAATGAAACTGATGTAAAAGTGAAGTAACCATGAAAACGGAATACGATCAACGAACGGAGATTCGCTTAAGAGATTTTTGGAAGTGCCGTATCAGCTACGGTGCGGAAGGGTGCAGGGAAAATGAATGTCGATAAATGATGCCATAGAAATATTGGAAAAAGCTATAGAAGCCCAAAAAGATAATAGAGATATGCTCCAAGCTTTAACAAAAGCTGTGAAAGCATTGCAGATATGCAGGGACACAAAAATGAAGCAGCATCCAAGAAAAGTGGCAACTAGGTA